GGAAAGGTCATACATAAAGGCACTGAGTATCCAAAAGGCAAGGTTGAGTATGACTGATTATATTTTACCAAAAGAAAATGTACAAATTAGTTTTAGTGGTGGTCGGACTTCAGCTTATATGTTGTATAAAATACTAGAAGCTAACAACGGATTACCAAAGACAGCAAAAGTAATATTTACTAATACTGGTCGAGAGATGGAGCAGACTTTAGATTTTGTTCAAGAATGTTCCGATAGATGGAATGTTAATATTATTTGGCTAGAGTATGATATTGTAGATAATAAAAATACTTTTAAAATTGTAAATCATAATTCAGCAAACAGAGATGGAAAGCCATTTGAAAAACTTGTTTTAAAATACAATAGGCTTCCAAATGCATTACAAAGATTTTGCACAGGTGTTTTAAAAATACAAACTGCTGGGAAATATTTAAAATCTTTAGGATGGCATCATTGGTTAAATGCTTTAGGCATCAGATATGATGAGAAACATAGGGCAAAAACTAAATTTAGAGATGGATTTTATCCTTTTTTTCCGTTGGTCAATAATAAAAATAACTTAAGTGATATTGAAAATTTTTGGCAACAACAATCCTTTAAATTACAACTACCTATTGTTAAAGGTAAGACTTTGATGGGCAACTGTGATCTATGTTTTCTTAAATCTGAAGCACAGTTAGCCATGATGATGAAACAATACCCAGAAAAATCTAAATGGTGGATTGATCTAGAAGCACACACTGGCAAACAATTTAACAGAGATCGAAATTTAAATAAAATGAATGAATTTGTTTATAAACAACAAGATTGGGTTTTTGACCAACAGGATTATTTTTGTCAAGCAAATCTTGGAGAGTGTACAGGATGACTGATAGCAGAAACAAGGGCAAAGGTTTTGAATATGAAGTCATACAGCTTCATCAAGATCATCTTGGTCTACAACTGAAAAGAGACATAGAACAATACAGAGTACAAGATCATGGTGATCTTATATCAGAAGATAAAGACTTTCCCTTTGCCATAGAATGTAAAAGAAGAAGAAAAGGTTTTTTGCCAGATAAAGACTGGTGGGTACAAACTTGTACTGCTGCTAATTTATGTAGGAAAATTCCTATTTTAATCTACAGATTTGACCGATTGCCAGTAAGAGTAAGAGTTCCAATGTCTATTTTAAACAAGGTAGAAGTACAGGAAAGAGATTGGAGATATGTCACTGACATGGATTTTGACACTTATGCCATGATTGTAAGAGAGATGTTATGACATGGTTACACATGATGAAAGTTAGACTGTGCCTGCGTTGCAAGGTTGCACTGTGTAACCATAAATGTCCAATCTGTGGGTTACACCAATGAATGAAACCTTTATCATCAAGTCATCTTTAAAAGATAATTATTCCATCATACCTAATGATGTTGTCAACAATGAAAGATTGAGTTCTGATTGCCTGGCTGTGCTTGTTTATCTGCTTTCTAAGCCCTCAAACTGGGTTGTTAAGCCGAGTAACATACAAAACAGATTTGGCTTTGGTAAGGATAAAGCCTACAAGGTTATAGCTGATCTGATACAGGAAAGATACATAGTCAGAGAAGAAGTGAGAACTGAGGGTAAGTATGCTCAATTCACCTACTATGTTTATGATTCACCATTTCCGTGTTTATCGGATACGGTTTTATCGGATACGGCAAACAAGGACACTACTAAAGAAAGAGATATACTAAGTAAAGAAAAGATACAAATGGCAGAACAGGATAAACCTGTTCCACAGAATGAATGGCAATGGTATAAGAATTGGCTTGCAGAATACACTTCTTTTAAAGAAGCAGGTGATATTGTTGGACAACTTTTGTCTATGGCTTTTAAGGCTGGTTACAAGACCAAAGAAGAAAAAGACAAACTGGTTTTAGCTGTCCTTCAAAGGGGAGCAGAGAACAAGCCAGAAGGAAATGTCCGTGCCTATCTTTTTAAGATTTTTCAGAACATAACCACCGAGAACAAGTATGAGGACAAGGATGCTAACAAATGGCAGTTGTACGCTCAAATGTGGCAAAAGGGCAACTGGTATATAAATACCTGCCCTCGGCCAGATGATCCCAGTTTTGTGAATTTTTGCCCTAAAGAATATCAACATTTATTTGAGAGGAACTATGGAAGCCAGTGAAATTGCCGATAGGTTTGAAGAGATGGTAGATGTTTTGTCAAGGATGCCATCAGCTATCAAAAGACAGAAATTTACCTCGTGGATTGATTATGTCAATGATCCAAATACAGCTTATGGATATTCTGAGGTTAAATTGTCAAGGCCGAAACCAACACCAAAACAGATTGACAGGATGGACCAAGCATTGTTGTGGATCAATATGCTTGAGACAAAAGAAGAGCAGAGATTAATCTGGGCTAGAGCACATAAGTTTCCATTGAGGAAGATTGCAGGGCTTATGGGTATATCAAAAGATACTGTGAAATATAGATGGATGGCTGCTTTGATAAAGTTATCGTATAAAATATGAAAAAAAATAATTATCTATCTAGACAAGTCAGACAAAAAGTGTATAGGATTTTTATATAATGCCGATTTGTTTGTTATGTGTTCCTACTCCAAAGTATAATTGCGTAAAAAATAGGTCGGCACTATGAGAAAATACCAATACAAACCAGGCATAGACTGGCAAGAGATAGAAGCTAGGGTGAGAAGTGGTGAACCTTTGCTTAGAGTATCCAAGGATTATGATATATCAAGACAAGCGATTATTAAGAGATCAAGAAAAGAAGGTTGGCTTGATAGTAATAAGAAAATAAGGTTAGCGAAGAAAGTGGTTACAGGTGTAACCAAAGAAAAGAGTGTAACCTTGAAGAGTGTTGCTAAACCTTTTAGTAAGTACATACAGAAACATGCAAAAGATAAACCAGAGACGATAGATAGTATCCTCGGATTACTTAGGTCTGGTAACCCAAGAAAGATTGCAGTGCAAGCAAGTGGGGTGAGTATGGATAGTTTTTTGCGTTGGGTAAGAGAGGATATGTCTTTTGCCGATAATGTACGCAAAGCCGAAAGCATGGCTGTGGCTGACAGGTTACAGAACATTTCAGCAGCAGGTAAAAGAGGTGATTGGAAAGCTGATACTTGGGTATTGGAAAGAACACACAAAGATATATTTGGTGAAAAAGAAAGTAAGAACAATAACTTAGCAGTACAGATCAATATTAATCGTGGTGACAAAGAAGAGATTGTAGATATACATACCACTGATACTAAATCAGTTGACTAATCTTCTGTAACCTACGGATTTGGTAGGATTTACAAATACAACTAGACACTTTTGCTAGACCACCCCCCAGGCAAAGCCCCACAGGGTAGGTCTGTTTGCGAAGACGAAGACGTATAACAAACACGCACCCACGCACAAAAAATTAAAAAGATTACAGGTTGCACAATGGCAGAAGTAAATTCACCATTCGCTAAAAGAATGATGGCACAAAAACTAATGATGGATAACAAGACAAATCCATTTGAGCAGAGTGAGTTTTTCCAGCCTAGTGATGCTTTAGAAGCACCTAGGGTCACAGGAATGTTATTGCCATTTTCGGCAAGAAGATTTGGTGATGAAAAAGATTTAAGATTGGCAGTGCCAGAATTGGTATCTGATTTCTTTGATGCCACTGTTGGTAATACAGGAAAAGCATTGAGAGGTGAACTTGGTGTTCCAAGTGTAAACAATCCTGCTTTCACAGGTGCTGTAGCTGATATGGGAATGAATGTTACTGGTGGTTCTTTATTAGGCTCTAACCTAATTAAAGGTGCTGTACCAAAAAATGCACTTGGTATGGGTAAATTTGATGATTTTGATAATGTTGTTGAATTAAATACACAAAAGAAGAATATAGAGAAAAAATTAGATGTTAATACATCACCAAGGGACACAAGTTCTGGTCATGCTGCTGATGGTTTACCACCACAGTTTGGCCCACCTGCACATGACATGAACTTAAAAATAGACGAAGAATTTACTCCAAATGGTTTTTCAACTATGTCTGCTAATTTTGGTGAGAATTATGAAAACCTTGCAAACTTTGTCACTTCAGCAAGAGGTACACCAGAATATGTAGAAGAATTAGCTTTTCTAAAAAAATTAAAAGAAATAAAAGGTAATCCAGAAGCAGAGGTTACAGTTTACAGAGCAAGTCCTACAGATGATTTAAGACCAGGTGATTTAATTACACCTATAAAATCTGATGCAAAGTTTCTTGTAGATGAAAGCAAGATAACCAAAGATGAAATTAGACAGGCACAAAGAAAAGCGAGGTTAGATACTGATGAACCCATTGATCTGAAAAAAGAAAAAATGTTTAGA